CTTTAGTGTTGTCATCGCCAGCGCCACACGAATTTCGTCGTGCGTCGTTGTGTGTATGAACTGACACTATGTGGCGCAGAGGGGTTGAACCCCACCGCCCACATTGTAGGAGGTAACCTGTCATAACGACAAGCCTCCGGGTCTGAATCGTCAAAACGACCGGATCCAACTTTGCTAAAATAACGCATCATTGAAATCCAACCGTCTGCTACGAAGTTAACAGACCTAGCCGTAACTGTTCGCACTCTCCATTGCTTCCGCTGAAAGTCTGGGACAATTTCTTGTCCTGTCTTCCCAGGGGGTGGACGAGTGCGCCAGCGCTTCGGTCTCCATTCTTGCGGTACCCACCGCAGCGATGGACATGATCGGGTTTCGAACATATCATCACATGGAATTTCGCTATAAACGCGAATTAACGCTTCGACGATGGCGTCGTAAGCGCGGTAGTACTGTTTATCGTAGAAGGCGTTCGCGTAAGCGATCCAACTTAGATAAACATCAGGCGATGGTGTCGACGACCAAACCGATCTAACTCTGATCGGTGTGACATCTTTGCCTTGGAAGGCATCCATGCCGCAGGACTCTCTAAAACGTCCTTTGGTACAGCTTTTGTTCCGGTTTACCTTTAAACCAAAGAACTCTAGCACGTTCATTGCATACTCGGCATACTTTGCCGTGACAACAACGTCGTCACCATACACAAGGAGGTGTTCTAATTCCTCCTGATCAGGTGCTGCTGCCGCAAGGAGACTCCAGATCGTCAACGCCATAATAGGGAAGCATAAAGAACTTCCCATGGGCGCAAACTTTCGGAGTCGTATCTCTTTGCCACAGGGCAGCACTGTCGACTCACTTCTGCTAGCTTCCAGGGCGTCCACAAGGTGCCCGGGAAACAGCAGACGAACCAGCTTAAGTGAGACTCTATCGCTCGCCTCAGAAAGGTCGAGTGTGGCGAGTCCCCCAGCAACGCTACCAGTTTGGGCAGCGTCTCTGTTGTATTGCTGATTGGTGAAGTGCACGTGACCCCTCGCGGGGTTATCGCGCTCCTCAACCAATTTAGTGATCTGGGCCCGTAGTCCTCCCTGAATCCATTGGAAATCCACTGGTTCACAGGATATTAATCGGGGCCCGCGAGAGTCTTTCGGCACGAGGATTACTCGGGCCGGTTTGCACTCTTTGGTAATGGAGTCATACTCCTTATACCGATCCAGACAGTGGAAGTCTCCGGCGAAGAAATATTCGCCCAGAGGCCATCTGTTCTGGATCTTCGCAGCAACATTCGTCCACGCGTACTTTTCCCAGAGCTTTTGCCCGGTGGCAACTGCTCCAGGACCGTGCCGTGGAACAATGTCTTGCTGATCGAAACGACCAAGGACGTCCCATAATAGGCGACGCGCCTTGCGCACTATAGCTAGGGCAGCGGTGGGAGAACCCACGCACTTCAGCCCTACACTCTTATCAAGATGATGGACCACGCGGTCAATCATCCCGTCACTACATACGAGATCGGCTTCAGTCTTTTCGAAAGAAGCGATTGTCTCTTGTTCTTGTTTGTCCGTATACGGCAGTTCGTACTTATAAAGCACGAAACAGATCTGCCGCAATGCTCTGACCCGATCTGGGCAGGGTTCAGGAAGGGGAGTCCCATCCTTTGTAAGTACATGAGTAAACAGCTCTCCGCAGAAACGCGGCAGCGTGCTATCGGGAAGCGAATCAAATCGCAATTCCTTGGCATTAAGTTTACCTTCACACTGCAAGGCCTTATCGAGCGCCTTGCCTAGGGACGGGAGGGTCTTTGTTAAAAACCCAATCCCTTCTGTTTCCAACCTCGAGTCGAACACCTTAAGGGTGGCCGCTCGGGCTGATGCGTCGAACCATGCTCCCGTGTTTAGTATATCACGGAGCAGTGCGCGGATGACACGAATGTCGTCTAGACTCTGGTGTGTCGCCATTTCAATGGTGGACTTTCTAGAGTATGCACCTACTACGTGACCAATCACGTCCCGAAACTATCATGAGTAAACACAATAGTACTATAGCACCCGAGAAGCAAGTCATCACAGCACCACGACTGGTGCGTGTGAAGTTCCTACTCCCCGTCGATGCGTTGAACCCCATCCTCAATGAGTTAGGTCAGACCGATATGGCATCTCTGCCATACCTCGACACTGAAGACCCTGAAGGACAGAGTTTAACGTGGCTCACAGCATTCGTTTCTACGAAGTATTTGCCAAAGACGGTGCCTGCAGCGCAGGTTGCCTGGGTATGCGGTTACCTCTAACGAGAGAGGACGATAACACTTAGCGGTGGACGGCCCGCACCTCACGGTGCGAGCGCGATTTTTTTCGCTGTTATCGCCTCAATGTTAGATAAAGGTAATCACACCCCACAGCAGCCTGGAAACGATACGGAAATCAACCCGTACGTTATGTCATTACGACACTGCTAGTTAGTCAAGGTACTCGAGACCGGGGTTTGACCCCAGACATCGATAGCCTTCGACTTTAATTCGAGATCGACGACATGACAGCCTGCGCTCACCAGAGCGCAAAGCGCGAGCATGCCGTAGAACACCCGTCTCAACGAACGCATCAGAGCGTCCGATTGAGGAGGGCTACCCCCCCGGTTCCCGTCCCGTCATACTTGAATGTGTTGTCTGCTCCGGTTAGGAACATAAACGACCCAAGTTCTGCCAGGACGTTAGCCGACTCAGCTGTTGTCAACATGAGCCCCGAAGGGCTCGTCAACTTGAGCTGAGCGACAAAGGTACATGGAGTTACCAGATCTACTGTAGAGAGCACCGTTTTACGGATGATCGATACAGATTGGATCTGCTCCAGCTTACCTTTTCCCACTGTCTGGTGTGAAACCAGAAGCGTGTGCTTTGTAACTAAGCCCTCAGTAAGGGCATAATATTCAATAGCGTTTGGGGTAGGGCTCCCGCGACGACCGAATTCAACTTCGGTACCTGCGGAGTTCTTTATTTCATTAGTATTGAGTAGGTTTGCTAGCATACGTTACTCTTATCGGATTAACTCAGAATTACAGGGCTCCCAACTTTTCACAGTTGATGCCTATTTTGGCAAGAGTGTGCCAAATTCATCGGTTACCGGCTTCCCGGACCGCTGTAACTCTTTAAAGGCACGAATGCCTTTACGGATGCGTGATTTAACGCGTCTCCGTTTGTTGCGTTGGCCGTGCACGGAGACTCCGAGCGCGGCTGCAAGGCTGAACTCTGTTAGAGACAGCCCGCTCAATTCTATTGAGCTCGCATCCAACCCACCGACTTGACGGTCGTAAACCGTCTCGATTACCGTTGGATACTTTACCTTCACCAGCGGGGCATACTCTGGGAAGTCTTCCGTAGTGATACGGACGGCTATTCTTCGAGTACGCTTAACCGATTGGAGGTAATCTACTATCTGTATCGTGGGTTTCATCCAAGAGACCCTAAAATCACGGAACCAGTCGCCAACTTTGACGAACCAGTCAATGACAAAGGACCAAGGTATTGCGTTCCATACGATTGCTGGATCAAATACTACATCCAGCGCATCTAACAGACTGAGCAACTTAGCGTGAGCTACTTGGAGTTCGGAATATCTCGCGATAAACCGAACTTGAGCATGAAACATCTGCTTCTCATACGTCACGTCTCTGTAGACGGTACGCCAGCACACTTCGTTCACCCCGTAACTAGGGACAACGAGATCTGAGCTGTTTAGATATACAGTGGAAGATACGGTTGACTCGTGAGAGTCAGCGTAATCGTTCAAGGCGCGGCCCCAATGGCGCGTCTGCACTCTTCCCCTTAAGGCCATGAGTCGTACGATACGATCATTGTGCCTCATCAATGCTTGTTGAACACCAAGCATATCCGATACGAGCGGCTGGAAGTTGAACTTCAGTTGAAGCCAACTATCCGAAGCCGCATGGAGCAGTTCCTTGAGTGTTTTCTTAGTCGACTCCCACGAAGGTTGCCTTATCAGCAAACTAAAGTGGCGTAGAGCCGACGTAACTCGACGAACTGATTGACCGATCGAGAGAAAATCCTTTAACTCTAAGAGAGAGTTAACGGAACTTAGTTCTGCCCGAGCAGGGTATAGCATTAGGCGAAGAGCCATATGCTTCACTGCGGACAGATCACTATCGATATGGACCTCGCGGTCCACGTCGACGTCTTCTCCGTCAATAAAAGGTGGTAGGTCTTTAACCCACCTCCCCTGTTCTCCAAACCATGACGCGAGGTTCGCGTCAGCTAGACTGTTGATCCATCCTGCCACAGGGAAACCGAGTGGCTGATATCCCGCATGATAAAACGGGAGGTGGATCGAAGGCAATTCGACTGGAAGCTCCAACCGCACTTTGTAATGCGAGAATGGTTTCCATTGCTTGAATTTGCCATCACCGAACTTTGAACTGTTCGGCGTAAACCACGAATAGCTGAAATTTAATCCAGCTGTTTCGTAATGCATATCATCAATAGAGTCCCCGTAAGGGGTGTATTGATTAGAGACTGCAAACCAGCTTTCGGTAAAGAAAACCGGAATGCTCTTTTGCTCAGATGCGATCTGAACCACTTCCTTGTGGTTGATCCGTGGCGGCCTTACGGGCTTATACGGAGGTCGCTTCTTACGCTTCATCGGATGCTTCCCTTTATAGGGGAGCCGACGAGGTTTACCAGGTAGCGTGATGGTTCGCATAGTAGTGGAACACCGGTAATTAACCGATGCAATCAAAGGTGG